TAACCATGTCGGAAACCTACTACGACGAATATGCAAGAAGGTTGATGAGGAACCCGACCCCTGTGCACCAGGGGTTCCTCCGCCTACGCATTTCCGAACTCCCGGTCAACTACCAGGAGCGTCGTAAGTCGGTGACCGATCCGTACACGACTGACGCACAAGAAACCATCAACGCAAACATAAAGGACTGGGTGTGTCCAGGACTCGCATGTTCTCTCGCCAAGGAAGGCCACTACAAGTTCGTGACCAACATCCCCACGCAAGAGGACAACCAGTACGACGACACCATCTCGGTCAGCATGCTTGCGGACAACCGATGGGAAAACTACTGGGCTATCAACCGCTACATGGAAGTGGTGCAGAGCGGACAGACCGACGCAGACCCGGTAATGGACTGGAGACACCGTGTATACGGTATCGACCACCGCTACCGCAACCGTCTGACGTACATCCAGTGGATCGACTTGCATTTCGCCGACGACGTGGCTCAGGAATACATGGTCGTGCGACTGGAACGCTGCAGATTCACTGCGCTGAGTCCTATGTCGCTCAAGCCGGGTTCCATCGAACCGGCATCGTTCAACCTTACAATCAAGTACGAGATCCGTCGCATCATCCGTATGCCGGATCCTAACGAGCTAATGAATGCGATCTGCATAGCGCAGAGCGCTGACTCTTACTACTAGGGGTGACCAATGGCAGAGGCGACTATCAACTACCAGAACGGTACTGCGTCGGGAATAGACTCACCGGTGTCAACAGATACACCGCTTCTCGCCTACTACATGGAAAAGTTCTACCAAGCGGCGCGTGGCCACCTGGTGAACAAGTATCATGTCGGCTTCTGGGGTCCGTACGTGGACGAGGCTCTCCGCATCATGGACAGAAACTCGTACGCCGACAAGTACTCGCTCACCAACGTGAAGACGTTCAAGAACACTACTGACGCATACCTCAAGGCTGCGTTCAACCAGTGGGCCGACATGTTCTACGACCGTGAGAGCAAGTTGCTGAACATGTACTGGGCGGCAAAGTCGGTAAAGGTCGGAGAAGCAAAGGCAAAGTCCAAGGACGTTTCCGGACTGGACACCACCAAGGGAATGATGTACCCGCTCATCCAAGGTGACCAAGGCCCACAGGCACTGAACATCACTGTAGTGGACGACCCTTACATGATGTGGTACCAGTTCTTCAACGCATTGTACAACGCACAGTTCAGTCCGCTCGTCCTAAAGGCACGCAGCACGTGGCACAAGATCAACATTGCAATCGACCTATACGCAGAATCGACTACGATGGTTCGCAGCAGCCTGGGGCAGTACGCAACCGAGCAAACCCCGTTCATCACAGACGCAAGCCTCTCGCAGATGTTCGAGTTCAACTCGGCAATCTTGCTGTCCGCACCGTCCATCACCATGAGCTACGACGTAAACAACCCGTACACGTTCAACTTGTCGTTCAAGTACCCGAACGCCTTCCAAGGAACCTTCAAGCAGCAACTCCGCTACCTGAGGGACAACACTTGCGACGGTACAGACTCAACCACGCTAGACCCGAAGACCAAGGCCGTACGGAAGAGGTTCTTCGAGGACAAGTACGGAACACTCCAGAAGAGCGTAGGTATATACGATGCGTTCAACTCGGACGAATACTACAAGGAGTACGGACAGAGGTACTTCTCGACTCCGACCAAATGAAAAAAGCGGCGCAAGCCGCTTTTCCTATTTAATCATTGTCACTACCCGCTGGTTTATGTCTAGCGTTTTGTTTTTGCCGTAGAACTTTATCATACCGGCGTAGGTGTTGTACAGCTTCGCATTGGTACGTGTCAGCGGCAGTTCTGAAATGAAGTCGTTGTATATCGTGTTCAAGTGTACCGCCGACAGCTTGTACGCCATGGAACCGATCACGTTCACTCCCCAGAACTCGTCAACCAAAGGTGTATAGAATATGCCGTCTCCGAAGGACGTGATTGCCGACGGAATCTTCACCGGGGAAACCACCATGCGTACACGGTCGAACATGCCGCAGATATAGTCCATGTATGAGTCGATTCGGTTGTCCATCACCACGAGAGTCTCGGTGAACTCCTTGTCCATGATTATCTTCTTGCAGACCTTGGCGGTAACCGGCGTAATTTCGATACCGGCGGCTTCCAGCATATCGTTGCACATCTGCTCATATGTACATTTAGGCTTGTAGAAGGTCTCTACGTACTCGGTTCCCAGTAGGGCAAACGAATACTCGTAGCTGTATCCGATCATGGTCAGCTTGGACACGTTGATGCCTCTCCAGCGTGTAGTGCTGAGAGCCTTGCAGAACGTGTCCACGAACTTCTTCGGCATGGAGTTCTTCATTGCGGTGATCAGCTTGGAAGGAGTGTTGCCCTTGTCTTGATAGAGCTTCTGGATCGGCTCGGACGTGAACGCATCCATGACGGCCTTCCATTCTTCCTCGGACTCGAACGAGTTCTTGTTTAGAGGGAATGCGATGACACCGTTCTTGGTGTTGGTGATACTCACCTTGTCGTACGGGATGTAAAGATGCCTTGGGTTGTGGTATTTCTCGAAATTGAGATCGATCGGGGTAATCGCCTTGAGCATGTCCACAGTGGCAGCGTTGACCATGTCACGGTACGTGTCAAGCGGCTCCCCAAGCTTAGCCGTAGCGAGGAAATGTACGTTCTCTCCGTTGATCTTGCGGCGCACCGCCTCGATCACGGAATCCAGACTGTAACCCATTATGTAGGTTTCGTTATTCATGCCAGCTTACCGTCGTCCTGTATGAATGGGAGCACGTACTGTTCCAGCCACTTGGTGCCGGGGAACTCGAACAGAATGTCGAGTATTCGGCACTTCTCGTCGGCAAACACGACCGTAGGCAACTTATTCATGCCCAAATCGGTGTATATGAGATTCTTCTTCGGTTCCGGCTCTATGACCGTGCGAACGCAGCGTACCGGGTCGTCAAAGAGGTTGTACTTGTGGAACCAATCGAACATTTCGCTGTAGCTCTGCTTGCACGACGGACACATTGCGGACTCGTCATAGAACATGAAGACCCACATCACCACACGCTGACGCTTTTTTACGTCCTTGTACGCCTCCATGCCGTAGGAAAGGAGACGCTGGCTCAACGGCTGGTATTCGCCACTAATGAAGACACCGTCACTGCAGCAGACTGACATCGTGCTACCCTTTAAGTTAATAAATAAATTACATCTTAAATGACCGTGGCGGAATCGAACAGCCGCCCGGTATTCTTCTCGTTCGCCACGAACCAGTGAACCCCGTGGTCGTGGCACCACTGGGACGCTGCCTCCCACTTCGCCAGGTTGACTATGACGTCAAGCACCTTCTGGTCGTAATTGGCCTTTCGTTTCTTGTACCGCTCGAAAGCGTCCGCACTTGAACCTGGTTTTGGCGGCTGTGGCATCTTCGGCTGCACGGAATAGGACGTAGGCTTCACCTCGATGAGCCACCGCTGCACATGCTCTGCACCTTCCGGCAATATTTCCAGATAGATGTCCGGGTTGTATATGGAAACCCTTCCGTACCTCGGAGACATGTAGGGGATCTTGAACACGGTCGGCTCGTAAGCCCAGAAAGTGATACGTGGGTTCGTGTCGCAAACGACGAAGAACTTCCGTTCCCATGCCGACTTGTAGTACGGCATAGGCAGATTCGGCATGTACTTCTCCGGATGTATGAGATTGTACCTACCCTTGTGACAATCGGTATAGTAGTTGTGGCGAGCCATACTGCCTCCTACGAAACGGCGTCTGCGTACATGCGTCCGTAATAAGCCTCAAGCGTCTCGTTGGGCTTCCTTACGGTGAATCGGTAGTTGGAAATGTGCTCGTATCGTTCCTTGTTAAAATCGTTCGGTACGTAATACGTCGGCTTGACCGGTTCCGCATCGTCCGAATCTATGCCGGTAGGGTTGTAGTCGAGATCCACCGGACGACCGTTGGACGTGATGTCACGTACAGTACCGTCGTTGGAACCGTAGTCTGACGAAGGATGCTCGACATTTTCAAGGTCTTCGCTCATGTGCTCCACGTATTCCTTGCTGGTGGC